TTCATGGGTGCGGTGCGTTGGTGCGGTGCGTGTTCGTATGTACTACATACGTTTTGCTAAACAGTTTGACATCTCCTGAGATCTTTGATATATTACTTAGATGAGTAAGGAAGTGTGTTGCTCATTGACATTGTTAATTATTCGTTTTCAGTAGTTAGTAGAACGTATGCACTACATACGTTTTTGTACTAGCGATTATCTGGGGTCTAGCAAACCTAAGGCATTCGTAACCGAGCCTTAAACGTCTTAATAATCGGTGACGAGCGGAGTAGAATACTCTGCCGTTAGGAGAAATGTGTTGCGACATTGGAGAAAGAAAATCTTTCATTAATGGTATATTGGCTAACGTATGTAGTACATACGTTTCGTTGGTACTTTATATCTTTGATAGACTATTACGTTTCCTAGATGCACAAAAGAGTACTAGCGGTTCTTTCATAGCGGATTAAGTGTAAGATCTGAGAAAGTCCATCTGAGCATGGAACAGAACGCACGGAAGCAAGAGAGTATGAATTGTAGCTACGATAGCAGACACTACTTCGGCTTGGGCAGAGATGATCCTCTGTCAGAGAACCCAAACAAATTTAACATTAGATATGAGCATGGAGAACGTATGCACTACATACGTTTTTCATTGCTTGTGTCTGCTTCGGTGATACAATGAAGGTTTTTCCCCTCTCTGTTTTCCTTCATTGTATCATCAAAGCAGACAATAATGTTTGCTTTAACTCTCTGAGTTTTGAGTATGTCATAGCTGTTGATGACAGCAGTGGTACTTCTGGTATGCCAGAGAGCAACCTTATCACTAGTGGTAACTCTATACCTATTGTAGGTCTGCGATATACTAATTGTAGGAGCAGGGTGAGTATAGGAGGTGAGAACCTACCTGAGTATGTAGCAAAAAGGCTCATTTAAATTTTGATTGTATTGAGAGGAGATACAATGTTACGAATAATATATAATTTGTCCATGATGCTATTGACACTAGCTTATTTTTGTATGGCTTTTGTTTTTATAGACAGTATGGATACGACATTGGTTGCAATGTTTAGTGAGTTATCTATGCATGACAGAATGAGTTTAGGCATAGCGATTGTGCTTATACTCTTTGGTACGTTTTCACTGCTCGTTATGGCATGGAGCAGAGAGGTGTGGAAATGAAAGTTAAATTTTTAAAGTGGAGGAGGACTAAATGACTGACTTAACAATAGCAGAACTAAATGACTTAGGCAGATGGTGTGATGATATTGGTATGTTTGGTCAAGACAGACCAATTAATGATACCGAAAAACATGAAGGTACTTGTGTGCATAGGACAGATTTTTGTGACAAGACTTGTTACAATGTGAAACTATATCGTATATATCCCAACATGGCAAAGCGTGACGATAGATGTGAAACCATATGGCAAAAGATTAGCAATAAGAATGCTAATGTATTTAAGATGTGGCTCGACAAGAAGCGTAAGCCCACCAAAAGAGTTAGATTTATGACCAGAGGTGAAGCGATTAAAGATATTTCAGATGTATACAGAGTCAAGGCTATATGTGAAGCGACACCTGATACTCTTTGGTGGCTACCTACAAGGGCATGGAGGAATGTGATGTTGCGTAGCTTGATTGAGATTGAGTTGATGACATTACCTAACTGTGCAGTCAATGCGTCATTCGATCCGTCTAATACAGAGGAGGAGTGGAAGACCATGATAGATGCAGATTGGAATATCATGTTCTATGGTGATGATACGCAACTTCATGATCCAGTATATAATAAGCGAAAGTTTTTGTGTCCTAAGACACATAAGAAGATGAGTGGGCATTGTATGGATTGCAAGGCAGGGTGCTTTTCTCAGAAAACTATCGGCAGAACTCAGATTGTGCATTTATCTGAGCATTGACACATTCCTATTACTCTGGTATAAAGGGTAATAGTGATGTGCTAATGAGTAGCACAAGAGCGTATGCACTACATACGTTTTAAACAAAACTTAAAGAGGAGATTGTGACATGTCACATGATTACGAAAATTTTACTACTGAGTACAAGTCTATCAAAGAGAACCTATGCAAGGCATATAACTCTGCACCTAACAATGTGAAGCAGAGAAGAGCCAAGGTGGGTGAGATCAGCTATGCCATGATGGATATGGTGATCGTAGAATTGTACGTTACCGACAACAAAACACCCCACGAGATTGCGTGTATAGTGAATGCTACTGATAATCCTTCTTCTGTAGAGGTCAATCGTATCAAGTATAGGGTTCGTGCTTTACAACAGAATGCAGACACCAAAGCATCTGTTAAGAAGCTTAGAACACCTATTGAGGTGCGTCAGGGCAGGGTTGAGCAGTGTGTTAACTTGATGAACTTATATCCTACAGAGTATCGTCAGGCTCAACTCAAGAAGGCATATGCCGACTTAGCTGAAGCTCAGATTAAAGTAGCTACGCATGGCTAATCTGACGCAGAGTTACGCAGAATATGTGGAGTGTTGCCGAGATTTCGGTGACACCCCATTAACCCTACCAGAATATATCAGGTGCAATCCTGATCTGGAGATTACACGATCAACCAAGAAAGTCACCTTACCTAGTTTCCTATACAGAAAAAACTGGGGATTGGATGACACAGAAAAAGACTGTATTAATTTAGAAAAAGGAGTATAACTAATGGCTGTATTTGCCGATAAAACTATTGATATGATGCCACGAGAGATAGCATTTGATGTGGCATTCGAACCAACACGATTTGACATGAGTAAATATGTCATAAACACAGACACAGATGAGGTGATCGGCATTGTCGGTAAAGACTTTAAATGTGCTAGTCACCCTGATTTTTATAGAAAGGTGAGGGATACTGTAGTAGATAACCTGAGTGATTATGATCTGGAGGATGCTACTTTAACGTGGAGAACTGCTCGGAATAATGCGTGGACTATGATGGATATGCGTTTACCTAATGTGACACATACCATAACGACTAACAAGCACCAGACTGATGTGGCTCAACGTATTATTGCGTTACATGGTGTTGATGGCTCTTGTAGTAACATTACTTTGTTCGGTGCAATAGATTTTTATTGTACTAATGGCATGGTTACTGGTGAGTACAGTACAATTAAGCGAAAGAATACATCTGGCTTCAGTTTAGAGGGTTTTATCAGTGAATTGTACAAATCTAAGGAAGATTTTGCTACGCAGATGAGTTTACTGCAAAAGTGGGCTGATGTGGGCTTGAGTCATGTGAATGTCAAGGAAGTTTTAGAGAAAATGATAAAATCTGACAAAAAAGCAGAGAAAATGTATAATTTATACAATGTGGAGCGTCATACGAGGGGTGCAAATGTGTTTGCCTTGTATAGTGCGTTTACCAACTATGCTTCTTACGCAGATGAGAGAAATGGATTTTCTCTGAGGAACACTGGCTATGATACGGCATCTGAAACCATGTGGAAAAGAGAAAATGAGGTATCTCAGTGGGTATCCTCTCCAATTTTCAAGGAATTAGTAGCATGAGAGTTGACGTATACTATAACCTACACAAGAAAACCTTTTCGATAAAACGTACCTCCACTGGTAAGGTGGTTGCACACAGGGATTATGTGTGGATTAAAGATGCACAGTTCGTAGTGTCTGAAGCAGGTAGACAGCGTGTGTTACGTGAAAAGAAAAAGAATGTTCATGCTTTTATCAGAGGTGAGTGGCTAGACCTATCAGAAGGTAGAGCAGTCACTGAAGGCACAAAGTTTGGTGGGTATGCAAGTTATAACCCATACAAGGCAGGTACATTCATGGCATATGACTTGCCTATACACAAAGCAGATGCGGTATTATGCATGGACTACGAAAAAAAACCTAGAGTGCAATACTATAAGAAGGAGGTAGCATGATTACTGAAACTGTAACAACATATGGACTGCTCATGGTTATGCAATTCGCAAGCCTTGAGCAGTGTCAGGACTGGGCAACTAAACTGTATGGTATACAAGAAGAGGGAGGGTGCTTTGAACAACACAAAATTTCCGTTCACGCACCATCGCTTCCTACTTTAGATAGATACATACCTACAAAAGAGCAAATTAACCGTTACTAGTATAGGAGTGAGTAATGCAGATTAAAAAGTCAGTAAATAATAAATACCATGAAGCATTTGAACAAATGAAAGTATTTTATATGTTTATGCATGAAGATGATACTCATTTACATTTTAAGCATATATTAACTAAGGATTATATTAAAATAAAAAAGGAGGTGTTGAAATGACACAAGTAATGCAGATAACTGAAACACAGATAGAGAACTCATTCACTATCAGATTAACCAAGACTATGCTAGAGAAGTCTATCATAGACGCAAACAAGGAGGTCAGGCAGTTTTTATATAACGTATTCGGTGTGACTTACGATATGTTTAAACTTAAATCTAGGGTCAGGAACGGCTACCAAGATGTCGGCTACGAACCCTTAGTATTTGATGCAGAATTTGCAAGTAGTGTAGATGACATTGATAAGCATGGTCACACTGAAATAAGATTTTACAAAGCATCAGGCAGAGGAGATCCTAGATTTTCTGTTAAGAACTTACGCAAGATGGCTGACGTAGGAGATTATATGTGTGTCGAAGAAGCTTATGTAGGCAGTAAAGATGGGGAAGGTGGAGAAAGAGTTATTCTTATAAGTATTGACGGACCTACCCAAGAAGACATTGACAATGGCGATTATTAAAGAAGGAGAATAAAAATGAAAGATAATAATAAACCTGCAGTTACCCCTATACTATCTTTTACAGTAGATCAAAAGTATGGTATGCTTAAACTACTAAATGCAGTTAAAGATTTAGATACTCAGATGTCAGAGGGTGTACCTTTGGAGTATTCTACTCTAGAAACAATTAGAAGTGGTGAGTGGCTACTGAGTAATGTGTTTAACTTTAAGCAACCCTTATGTGAGCATGGTCACGTTAATCGTTGGTCTGATTATAGGTTCGCAGAAGATTTACCAGAAGAAAAGAAAGAGAAGGTGAACTAATGGCTGACATGGAAGTATACGACCTCACACCAAAAGAGATGATAGCTAATGAAGTGGGTCTGCCTATGTTTGACTTAGAGGAAGCAGAGCATACCTATGTACACTGCTCAGATGACTTAGATATAGAGTGCTTAGTACATTCAGATGGAGAGATAGTTGATGGCATGAACTTACTTGTAAAAGTAAATCAACCATCACAGAACATCACAGATAGCTACCGACTAATGATAAGTGCAGACTACCTTGATTTTACAACAAAGGAGGAGAAAGATGAAGACATTTAGAGTAGCCATATGTTACGAAGAAAATTTTACTGTTCAAGTAAAAGCTGAAGATGAAATAGATGCTGAAGAGATAGCCCATTCTTTAGCTGAAAAGTATGGTACAGATGTACCTAAAGAATATTTACCTAATACAGTACACAGAGATTACTTTACACAAGATGCAGAGGAGGTATTCAAATGAACTGTTGGCACTGTAATACAGAACTAATCTGGGGAGGGGATCACGACTGCGAGGATAGTGTAGAGTGGCTTATAGTTAGCAACCTACATTGCCCTAATTGTCAGAGCCACGTAGATGTATATTTCCCTAGAGAACAAGAGGAGGACGCTGATGATTGATGTAGAAAGGTGGGCTATAAAAGATAGATTAACTGATAAGTTAGTAGTAGCTAAATGGGGTAGGACTTTATGGAAACGAAAACCCCATCCAAAAAATGTAAATATATTAGGTTATAGGGCTTGGGAGAAGGGTTCTGATTACTTAACACCTATTAAAGTTAGAGTTCAGGAGATAGAAGATGACTAAGTACGCAGTAATGATTGAACCCTTTGAAGAAGATGGCTCTGACTATGTAAGGGATGGGTGTGGTGCTATGTGGACTAACGACACACCTATTAAATTGTTTGACACAAGGGAGGAAGCACAAGTGGAAGCAGACAAGTGGAACACTGGTGAGGTAGTAGAATATGGATGAAAATGTAGAGTACGTAGACACAGAAACTGTCATGTGTGAAGATGACCACCCAAGAGTTTACTACAGACTGAAGGATGGTGAAGCTATCTGTGGGTACTGCAATAAGAAATTTATTTTTAGAAAGGAATATTATGACGAAGAAAAATGACCCACCTCATGTTGCACTAGCAAAGGCTCGTATACTGTCTGACTTACGTTATTTAGATACGTGGAAAGCTGACCTGATTAGAGATATAATGTTGCTAGAAAAACCAGATGACTCACCAGTGTACAGTAAGAAAGGATTGTTTAGAGATGGCAAAGAAGGACTACCGAAAAGAGATACAGAAGATGAAGGAGATGTTTAAGGTCATGCCTTTAACTGTAATATGTGTAGATAAAGCTGAAAAAGATGCCTATGTAAGACAGGCTAGGCAGATGCGTAATGTAAAGAACTTTGAATTTATAACTAGGGAGGAAAATGATGAGCGAAAAAAGAAACTCAAAGCTAAGATTGAGGCTGAGACAAGAGCTAGGCTCAAAAGTATTAGACCAGAGGCTGAATAAATATTATGATGCTAAGTTACCTAGCTATATGCTGACGTACAATAACACCATATATTTTGGTAACACAAAAGAAGATGTCATAGACAAAGTGGAGAGAGAAATTGATAAAGAAAACCTTTACTCAGTCAGGAGGGGTTAGACCCATAAATCCTGTAGCTAGGGCGATGCTGCAGAAAAGAAAAAGTCCTATCGTTATCCCTAACAAAAAGAAAAAACCTCAATCTAAACAAGAGGTTAAGAGAGGAATTTCACATGAAATATAGAAGATACATTAAAAAAGTTCTTATTAATTTATCTATTTTTAGTAATGTAATCATGGGAGGGGAGTACAACCAGACATTTTCTGCTCGTAATTATCAACGAAAAAAAGAGGGCAATAAAAATATTGTACCTGTAATTGACTTCATACTAGGTAAGGATCATTGCATGATGTGTTGGGTGAATTGGATATGTAGAAGCAACCCTGTCATTAAGGAACTTAAAAGTGAGATACTAAACAAGGAGAAAAAAGGTGAAAAAAGTACCTACGGAAAATAATATGTTACATAAATTGGTAGATTACTACAAAGTTTGTTACGAATACACCTCATTAAGGGAGCAAACACAAAAAGATTACGCATCTACCTTAAAGAGAGCGTTAGAAACAGACATTGAGGGTATACCTTTAGGTAAAATAGCCCTAAAAAACCTAAATCGCAGGAGTTTAAAGGTAGCATACGAGAAATGGACGCATAGAGGAACACGTATGGCTAATATTACCTTTGCAATACTGCGTAAGGTGCTAAATTTTGCTGTTGAATTAGAGATATTAGAGCATAATCCTATTATTGGCATAAAAAAGTTAAAAGAACAGGCTCGAAAGGTGACATGGACACCTGAACAAGTAAAAATATTTCTTGACAAGGCATATAGTGAGTGGAAATGGAGAAATATTGGACTGATAGTGCATATGGCATACGAATTTGCACAAAGAATAGGCGATATGCGTGAATTAAAGTGGTCTAACATAGATTTTGACAAACAAATTCTTACTTTAGAGCAGTCAAAGAGGAGAGCCACTGTTTATCTGCCTATCAGTGACAATTTAATACGGATGCTTACACAACAGGAAGAAGACTTTGGCTTCCAAGAATATGTAGCACCCTCTCTAACGCCCAAAAACAATGCCTACAAGCCCTATACTAAATTTGAGGTGTCAACCTACATAAATTCCATAAAAGCCGCCTGTGAGCTTCCTACGGAGTTATATGCGATGGACATGCGAAGGACAGGGATTACACAGATGGTTGACAGTGGTGTAGATTTAGCACAAATTATGTCAGTAAGTGGGCATCAAAACCCTCAATCAGTCAAGCCGTACATGAAAAATACCCTTACTGCTGCGACAAATGCACTCAGTGTACGAAAAAATATCTTGACAGACGTTTAAAAAAATCATACAACCCTTTAGGGGTCTTCACAAAAGGTGTACATTTAAATGATTATTAAAGATTATATAGATGATTTACAGTTAAGTGAAGGAGAATCATACAGGTCTGATTGTCCTATGTGTAGAGGTAAGAACACTTTCACTGCCACAAAAATGAATGGAGTAATTTTGTATAACTGTTATAAGCTAGGGTGTGACGCAAAAGGATCGTCATCAGTCGGTTATACACGGCACGATATGCAGATTATGTTACAGAAAGATAGTAAGCCAGAGAAAAAGTCAGAATTTGTATTGCCTGATCACGTAATTGAAGGTGATAAAAATTATTTAACTGTAAAGTTTAAACGTAAATGGAAATTAAATACAATAAAAATATTTTATGATGTGAAGGATCAAAGAGCCGTGTTTCCTATATACAACGATAGTAAGACAGTTATGGTGGATGCCATAGGTAGATCTCTTGTAGGAGAGTATCCTAAATGGCTACGGTATAGTGGTAAGGCGAGTTATTATATACCTCCCTACCCTAAAAAGGATACGGCTGTGATCGTAGAAGATGTTATCAGTGCCATTGCCGTATCACAGGAGAGCGATGCAGACGGATTTGCTATCTTAGGTACGTCAATTACTAATTCTCATGTGGATAAGCTACTAGAATATGACAGAGTTGTTATAGCCTTAGATCCAGATGCGATGTCTAAGACAATCAAGTACACAAAAGAATTGCGTGTACACCACAGTAATGTTGTTGCCCTATCTTTAGGTGACGATATTAAATATAGAAAGGTACAAGACATGAATAATCTGAAGGAGATAATTAATGGATGAGGTAAACAACATGAAACCAAACAAAGGTGATATAAGACACGATGGCAAAAGATATGATGGGTATACATGGAGGGATGTAGGTGTTAATCATCACATGAACAGTAATGGCTTAGTGTATTATAAAAGAAAGTTTAGAACTCTAGATGGATACCTAAGACAAGGAGGTAATATTAAAAAGATTAAACATAATGCACCTGATGTATCTGAGATAGGAAAGGTTGTTACTCTATTATATGATCAACAAAAAACAGGGCATGTATATGCTATATCAAATCCTGCTTGGGAGGAATGGGTAAAAATAGGTATGGCTGTCGATGCAGAAGACAGATGCAATGCATACCAAACTTCTAGTCCATTGAGAGACTATAAATTAATACACAGTATTTTTGTTAAGGACAGGAGATTAGCTGAATTAGAAGCACATGCCACAATACAAAAAATGGGGTATGATAGAAGAGGGGAGTGGTTTAAGGTTGACATACCGACAGTAAAGCTTATACTCGATAAAATATTAAAAGGAGATTAAAATGGAGTTAGCACTCATACGTTCATTGATGGACAAAGACTTTTATGATGATCATAGGGGTAGTAGATGTCCAGATAAACTATTTAGTAAAGATATACGGAAAATAAAACAATCCCTAGACTACGCAATGGAAAAGTATGAGCGTAGCCTGTCTACAGAGGAATTGGAAGCTATCTTTCATACGAATAATACTACCATGACAACTGCGAATAAGCAGGTGTTCGTAGGACTCTTCAATAAGTTATCTAAACAAGACCCTATGACGAAAGAGATTGCACAGGATGTACTGTCCTCGCTATTCCGACAAGCGATAGGTGAAGACGTAGCTAATATAGGATTTGATTATGTAAATGGTACATCGTCTAGTCTTGAGCCTCTCAGGAGGATGATAGAATCATATAATGATGACTTCCTACCTAATATGAAGGTATCTTGGGATGATATTAGTGTAGATACGTTATTAAAATTAAATGATTTAGAAGCTCAGTGGAAATTTAATATACCTACATTTGCTAGGCATGTGGAGGGAGTAAATGGAGGGCATCTAATTGTGGTGGGAGCTAGACCTAACACAGGTAAGACATCGTTTCATGCTAGTATGATTGCAGGTCCGAGTGGGTTTGCACATCAGGGTGCAAAATGTCTGGTGCTTTTAAATGAGGAAGCATACCACAGGGTAGGTGCTAGATATTTATCTGCAGCAACAGGGATGACATTGAAAGATGTTAAAAATAATCCTGCTAAAGCAGGTATGCTCTACGATAAAGTTAGAGGCAACCTGCATATTAAAGATTGCACAGGCAGGGATATGTCGTGGGTAGAGCAGGTCATAAAAACGTATCAGCCTGACATCGTAGTGCTTGATATGGGCGATAAGTTTGCACCTAAAGTTAGCGAGAAGTCTGATGTGTTATTAAGGGAAGCGGCAATATACGCTAGGAATATCGCTAAAGCACATAACTGTGCTATCTTCTGGATGAGTCAGCTATCGGCTGAAGCTGAAGGAAAGATGTTGCCCAATCAATCTATGCTTGAGGGCAGTAAAACAGGCAAGGCGGCTGAAGCAGATTTAATGATACTGATCGCCAAGCCTCCTCTGGTAGAAGGACAGGAGGAAGATTTATCTAGAAGAAAATTAGTTGTAGCAAAAAATAAGTTGACAGGTGGATGGCACGGTGGTATTGATGTTGAATTAGACGGAGATATATCGAGGTATACACCATGAGAAAACTTATATTAGACGTAGAGAATACCACTACAAAGCGAGATGATAAGCTACATCTAGATCCTTTTGAGGAGGACAATAGCCTTGTAATGGTTGGCTATACAGATACAGAGAATAGATATAATACTGTTCTTACATTCGACCATGCTGAATTAGATAACGAGGACACTAGACCTGCTGTTGAACAGCTACAGCATATGCTAGACACTACTGAATTACTGATCATGCATAATGCTCAACATGATTTACAATGGCTGTGGGCTACAGGATTTAAGTATGATGGTAAGATATATGATACAATGTTAGCTGAGTATCTTCTTTGCAGAGGCATTAAAAGACCTCTATCACTAGAAGCTTGTGCTGAGAGGTATAATTTGTCATATGCTAAACAGAGTACTCTAAAAGAGTATTTCAGCAAAGGATATAGCACCAGAGATATTCCTCATGATGAGTTGTCAGGATATTTGAAGAACGACCTGTCTCTTACGCTTTCCCTTTACGAGAGATTAGAATCTATATACAGAGATAAAGAAAACGAATCACTTATACCTGTCAGGGATATTACGAATGAGGTATGTAAATCTCTTACTCGTATGTACATGAGAGGTGTAAAGGTGGACAGCGATGCTCTCGACACTGTTAGAAAAGACTTTGAAAGAGAGAAGATAGAAATACAGGACAGATTACAGAATAAGGTGTCCGAATTAATGGGAGATACCTCTATTAATCTGGGCAGTCCAGAGCAGGTATCTTGGGTGATATTTTCACGCAAGGTTAAAGATAAAAAATATTGGGCAGAGTTATTTGATTACGTAGATACGCAAGCAGAGTTTATTAATACAGTAGAACAGAACACGGATATACTTTACAAGACAGAAGCTTATCACTGTAAAGAATGTAATGGAAAAGGATATGTACACAAGAGAAAGAAGGACGGATCACTATTTAAAAAGCCTAACAGGTGTAAGGAATGTGATACACGAGGGTATCTTCTCAGGAATACTAAAGCTATAGCAGGATTAAAGTTTAAGCCACCTAGTAAGAAATGGGTAAGTGCTAACGGCTTCTCTACCTCTAAACAGAATATAGAGAAGTTAGAAGACCTAGCTAAATCTAAGAACCTGACTATGCAACAGAACTTTCTCAAGGACTTACGCAGGTTATCTGCATTAGACAGCTACCTATCGTCTTTCGTAAATGGAATTGATATATTTACAAAAGCTGATGGACTACTGCATGTAGGACTGACACAGCATGTTACCTCGACAGGACGTTTCTCTGGACGTAATCCTAATATGCAGAATATGCCTAGAGGAAATACGTTTCCTGTTAAAAGAGTGTTCGTTTCCAGATGGGAGGGAGGACATATACTTGAGGCTGACTTTGCACAGCTAGAGTTTAGGGTAGCTGCTTATCTTAGTCAGGACGATACAGCTATTGATGAAGTTAAGACAGGCTTTGACGTACATAGTTACACAGCCAAAGTTATTAGTAACGCAGGACAGCCTACATCACGACAGGATGCCAAGGCACATACATTTGCACCTCTGTATGGTGCTAGTGGATACGGTAGGAGTCCTGCAGAAGCGGCATACTACACTCATTTTAATGAGAAGTATAAAGGGATAGCAAAATGGCATAAGAGTTTAGCCAGAGAAGCTATGAATACGAACAGAATTGTCACACCATCAGGTAGACAGTATGAATTTGAAAATATGGAAAGGAGATATAATGGCACAGTGTCAAATTACACCATGATAAAGAACTATCCTGTACAAGGATTCGCCACTGGTGATATAGTTCCAATTATTTTACTGGAATTTGAAAAAAGACTTGACAAGTATTTGTCATGTGTGGTAAATACTGTACACGATTCGATAGTCGTTGATGTTCACCCTGATGAGGTTGAACAGGTAATTGAAACAGTAGGATATTTAAATGATAACTTATCAAATATTATTAATGATTACTATAGTATCGATTTCAACGTGCCTCTTCTATTGGAGGCAAAAATAGGACCAAATTGGCTAGAAACAAAGGATGTATAGCACATGGAAAATAATTTAGTAACATCTACAGGTTCTGTAAACTATGGCGAAATGGCTAAGTTTATGGGTATACCTCAAACCTCTGGTGATGCGGAGAAAAAGACATCTCAACTTGCTCGTGTTAAGTTGTTGCATAAACCTATAATGGGTCAGCAAGAAGTAGCAGGTAAGATGAAAAATATGGAGATTGTAGAAGCAGGTAGCTACTCAGTTACCCTTCCTGATGAGCGAATAGTTTATGTGAGTAAACTTAACATCAGACCTTTTATGCAAAGGTATATGTATAAGCGTTTTGTTGCCTCCAAAGACCCTGATAGCGGTAAGAGAGGTGACTTCGTAAAGACTGTTATGGCTGACAGTCTGAACAACGACCTTCACGACAATTCTGGTGGATTTAACTGCGGTAAACCTGCAGGATGGATACAGGATTTCAAAGCACTACCTTCAAAAACTCAGGATCTGATTAAGCAGATCAAGCGAGTGAGAGCCATCTTCGGTATGGCGAATCTTAATGGAGGTGTTGTCGTGGAAGGTGGCACAGTCAAGGATGTCGAGGATATGACTATTCCAATTATCTATGAAGTTGATAATAGAACGTCATTCAAAACGTCAGGAGAGCCATTTAATCTTCTTGCTAAGAAGAGGCATCTGCCGATTCAACATTCGATTGACTTTACTTCAAAAGCTAATCCTCTACCTAACGGAGATAGTTATTACACAGTAGTAGCTGACCTGAGTTCAGACACTATTGATATTGCTGATGACGATCCAAAGCATCTGCAAGATTTCTCTGATTGGGTAACAAATTATAACTCCTATATCATGGAGCAGTACAACGAAAAGAGTTCTGCGAAAATGGATAAAGACGATCAAGAGTTGGTTGAAGGTTTTATCGACTCTGATGAATTGTCGGAGGGTTAAGCTATGAACCACCCTGCAGAATTGGCAATACACAGTTACTTAAATAAAGTTATGAAAGGAGAAGGTAGTATATCTGAAGATAACTTAGATAAAATAACCTCCGACATTAGAGAGTCTCTGTTGCGTCAGTTCTCAGGGGGGAACAGGAAGGATTTTAAACTTAGGATGTCAAATGTAGGGAAGCCTACATGTCAACTGTGGTATGCTAAGAATAAACCTGACGCTGCAGAAGCACTCCCTTCTAATTTCTTAATGAATATGGTACTAGGAGATTTAGTTGAGTCTGTATTCAAAGGAATTATGAGAGAAGCTAACGTAGATTTTTCTGATAGTGGTAATTGTACTTTAAAAGTAAAAGACAAAACTATATCAGGAGAATACGACATGACCATAGGGGATAAGGTAGATGATATTAAGTCTGCATCTCCTTGGTCATTTAAAAATAAGTTCGATTCTTTTTACTCTCTTGCTCAAGATGACAGCTTCGGATATGTATCTCAGCTTGCAGGATATGCCAAAGCTATAGGTAAAAAAGTGGGAGGTTGGTGGGTAATTAATAAAGCCAACGGAGATTTTAAGTACGTGTCTGCTGAAAACATGGATACGGACAAGGCTATTAAGAGTATAGAAGAAACTATAGATTACTTAGATACCGATCAACCTTTTAAAAGATGTTACACGGCTGTCTTTGAAACATACAGGAATGTATCCTCTGGTAATAAGATACTACCTAATGGATGTAAGTTCTGCCCTTACAAAAAAGATTGTTGGACTACATTAAAAGAGTTACCTTCAAAAGTTTCTAAAGCAAGCATAAAACCTATGGTAGAATATGTGGAGTTAAAAGGTGAAACGCAGACACTTTAAAGGTAGATACAGAAGTGGCTTAGAAAAAAACATAGCAGAGTTTTTAAAAACTAAGCAGAAAAAAGTTAGGTACGAGAAACTCAAGATAGAATGGGAGGATCTCAGGTACAGGACGTACACTCCTGACTTTACACTAGACAATGGAATTATAATAGAAACGAAAGGAGTATTTGATTCAGAAGATAGACGAAAACATTTACAAGTTCAAAAACAACACCCTGAACTTGACATTCGTTTTGTGTTTACTAACTTATATGCAAAGCTATATAAAGGAAGCAAGACCACATATGCACAGTGGTGTGAGAAAAACAATTTTTTAGCTAGTCATAGAATTATTCCAAAAGAATGGTTGACAGAAAAGGGAAAAGAGATAAAACTATCGGTTATTCGATTAAAAACACCACGAAAGGATACATAATGAAATTATCAAGTAAACAATACGCATTAGTATTTACATTAGAAGACAATGAAAGAGGAAACTGGTCAGGCGATGTAGATATATCAGCACTATATGATGTAGATAATGGTTATGATAAAAAGACCCATGATCAGATGTTTAATATGATAACTCTATTGACAACTTGTGTAAATCTGTTAGAAACAGATGAAAGATTTTTATCTACGGTGTGGAAACACAGACAAAAGTTAAATAAAATATACGATGAATTAGATAAAATGGATGACAGTGAAAAGAAAGTAGCTAGAAGACCTGAAGTTATTAAAAAAGAAGGTAATGTATACAAACTTAATTTCACTACACCATCAGACGGAGAAGCTTAATGGCAGAAGACATGGTAAATAATCCTCCTCATTATAATAAAGCCAATATAGAATGTATTGAGGCTATACGAGCAGCTACTAATGAGGGATACGGATACTACTTACAAGGAAACATACTAAAGTATGTATGGAGATACCGTTACAAAGGCGGTGTCGAGGACTTGGAAAAAGCTAAGTTTTATTTAAATAGATTAATAGAGGAAGTAAATGACAATAGTGTGCAAAACAAGAGAGGATAGTCTAAGAGAGTTTCATAGTGCCTTTGGGCATTCTATTAATGAAACAATGACATTAGACAATCTAGAATTGCGTAGAAGTTTAATTGCAGAAGAGTATCAAGAACTGATGCAAGAGATTAGTTCAGTATCATTGGATCTAGCTAGAGGAAGAAAGCCTAAGATAGAAGTAAGAGAAAACTTATTGAAAGAGCTATGCGACTTACAGTACGTTATATCTGGTATGGCTGTAGCATTGGGTCTACCATTGCAGGTAGCTTTCAATAGAGTACATGAAAGTAATATGTCTAAACTAGGAGAAGATGGAAAACCTATTTACAGAGAAGATGGTAAAGTATTAAAAGGTCCAAACTATGTGCCTCCTGACTTAAAGGATTTAGTGGCATGAGATTTAAAATATTTATGACTGTTGAAATTGATGAGGAAGAAAATCTTTTACCTGTTGATGAAGATAATCATGAACATGATATACAAGAACTAGTTGAAGATGCATTTTATGACATAGATGGATTAGAGATAAAAAATATAAAGGTGACAAAAAATGAAAAGTAGTAGAGGACTCCCCACAGATTATCAAAACTTTATAGCTACCTCTCGTTATGCTCGTTGGTTAGATGACGAACAACGCAGGGAAACATGGAGCGAAACGGTATCTCGTTATGTAGATTATATAGCCGCAAAGTCAGGCATGGATTACGATATACCTGAAGAACTATGGGATGCTATTCATAACTTAGAAGTTATGCCTTCCATGAGAGCTTTAATGACAGCAGGAAAAGCTCTGGACAGAGACAACACAGCAGGATACAACTGTAGCTATCTTCCTGTAGATGACATTAAATCATTTGATGAAGCTATGTATATATTATTATGTGGTACAGGTGTAGGATTCTCCGTAGAAAGACAGTACATAAATAAGCTACCTGAGATACCAGAGAAGTTGTATAACTCTGATACCTGTATTGCAGTTAAGGATAGCAAGGAAGGATGGGCGAAAGCATTCCGTATGTTAGTTTCCCTGCTGTATGCAGGGGAGATACCTACATGGGATGTGTCTGCCGTTAGACCTGCAGGAGCTAGACTAAAAACATTTGGAGGTAGAGCTAGTGGACCTGCACCACTCATAGATCTATTTCAATTTACGGTCATCATGTTTAAAGCGAATGTCGGACGTAAGCTGTCAAGCTACGACTGCCACTCTCTTATGTGTAAAATAGGAGAGGTTGTTGTTGTAGGCGGTGTTCGTAGATCAGCTATGATCAGTCTATCTAACTTGAGCGACATCCGTATGCGACAAGCTAAGTCTGGTCAATGGTGGGATACTGCTCCTCACATGGCTCTCTCTAATAACTCTGTTGCGTATACAGACAAACCTGACGGAGCTACATTCTTACGAGAGTGGGCAAGCTTAGTTGAATCTAAGTCAGGTGAGCGAGGTATATTCAATAGAATTGCAGCTAAGAAGCAAGTAGAGAAGTATGGACGCAGGGATTCAGATCACGAGTTTGGCACTAATCCTTGCAGCGAAATAATACTTAGACCATATCAATTCTGTAATCTTACGGAAGTGGTAGTCAGGGAAGATGATACCATTGATACTCTCTCTAATAAAGTAAGGCTTGCAACTATCTTAGGTACAGCACAGTCAACGCTTACGCATTTTCCTTATCTACGTAAGATATGGACAAAGAATACAGAGGAGGAAAGATTGTTGGGTGTCTCTCTTACAGGCATCATGGACAATCCACTTACTAATGGAACTAAACAAGGCTTAGAGAAAGCTTTAGAACACCTCAGAAAGGTAGCCGTAGAAACTAATGTTGAATATGCACATAAGTTTAGGATTCCTGTATCGACTGCTATTACGTGTGTTAAGCCTAGCGGTACAGTATCTCAGCTTGTTGATAGTAGCTCTGGTATCCATGCTCGTCATGACAGATATTATGTTCGTACTGTCAGAGGCGATAACAAAGATCCGCTAACACAGTTCATGATTGATCAAGGAATACCCTCTGAAAAGTGTGTCATGAAACCAGAAAGTACTACTGTTTTTAGCTTCCCTGTTAAGTCTCCCTCTGGAAGCGTGATTAGAAGCGATTTAACAGCCGTACAGCAGCTTGAAATGTGGCTGATATACCAGAGGTACTGGTGTGAACACAAGCCTTCTGTGACGGTTTCTGTTAAAGATGACGAGTGGATGGAAGTTGGTGCATTTGTCTTTAAACACTTCGATGAAATGTCTGGTGTGTCATTCTTACCACACTCAGATCATTCCTATCAGCAAGCTCCATATCAGGAGTGTACTGAAGAAGAATATAATGCTATGAAGGAAATGATGCCTGACAGTATTAATTGGTCAGAGTTGTCTGATTATGAAAAAGAAGACACAACAGCAGGTAATCAGACATTTGCATGTACAGGAGATGTATGCGAGATAGTTGATATTGGAGCTTGATACTTAATGTCATTGAAAGATGAAGATGCTATTCAGGCTAAGTTGATTAGAGAGCGTGATGAATACTACTTGCGTAAGAAAAAACGTAAGCCTATAATACCACTAGCGAAAGAAGCAAAAAAGTTTATGAACAGAAAAACTAAAGAAAAGACTTGACAAGGGTTCTCTTATAAGATAATATTCTAAGTGTCTCCTCAACTAAGCGTTGTAACATTTGTGGTGGGTGTTGCAACGCTTTTTTTATTTTACATTGCTTCATCTACAGGAGATTCAGTTATCATTCCTCTGTTCTGCTCTGCTCTATATGTATCATAGTATTGTCTTATATTAGCATATAAAGAAGTTGTCTCTGCCAATCTTTGTGTTAAGTCTGGAATATCTTCAATACTGTTTAATGTTTCATTAACTCTTTTAAGATTATGATGTGGTGCTACATTAAGGCTTAACCACTCATTAAAACCTGCTTGGTTTTCAATCATAGCTAATTCCCCTCTAACAAAAGATACATAGTCAGTAGGATGATGTTCCGTAAAGTAGCCCTCCTCTCCTAATTTTTTAATAAGACTTTTTCTTTGTGTTACTTTATTTTCTATCCACGTTGTTAAGTGTTCTTTTTTTCCTAATAGTGTTTTAGCTTTGTATTCTGGATTATTCTGTACTTGTGCAACATATTCATCAGGCATAGTTCCAGACAATGACATACGTGTAACAATATCAATAAAGTTACTTTTTGTGTGTCTACTGTAGTGTTTATACTGAGAAAGTCCTAGTTTTGTCATTTCTGTTAATAGTTCACTTTTTACAGGAGAAGCAGTTAAACCCAGTATTTGTTTAAATAATCCATCTCTTACGTATAAGGGATGTCTTGCAAAAGGACTAAAATATCTTGGATCATAACCGTCTTTTATAGAAAGGTCTTGTTCTATACTTAAATTGTCATCTCCAAAAACTTGAATATTTATCCAATCTTCATCGTCAAAAGCACTGCCTCTAAAATCAGGAAGGAATCTTCCTACCCTATTCCAAAAAGCAGTTGTAAACATATCAGGATCTTTTGTTGTTATTTCTGGTCCACCTACAGATTTGCTTAAACTAGAAATCCAATCAAGCATATTAACATTATCATTATAAAACTGCCCTTTTGGATTTAGTGTTTCTGGACGCATTGCAGATCGTTGATCAAACTGCCCATACATATCTTTTATAACAGATGCAGGATAGGTAAAAGTAGCCAAGAGATCTGCATATCCCTTTTGTAATCTTTTCTCGTCACCTCCTGCAAAAATTATATCAGATATAAAATTGCCTCCTCCTCTCATGTCTGTTCCTATTGATAAAAGTGCTACTTGTTGCATAAAAGTTTTATCATCAGGCATACTAATATCAGTGTTAGTATTCCAAAGCTTCCACGCAGAATCTCCAAGATATACATGAAGTGCCATTGGACCTAGTGTAGGTTGTATATTAATTATAGTTCCGTCTGCAGGATTTCTTACTTCATTCCACTGTAAACCGTTATTGTATCTTTCTCCTGCCATATTATAAGCAAGAGCTATAGGTAAAGTTCCTGTAAGATTTCTTGCCCATGCTTCTTCTGTTGTTTTTTTGGAAACAGGAATAACTTCTTCTTGTACAGTTACATTTTTTCCTGTAGTTTTGTCAAAAACTTTTACTTTTCTAGTTTTTTGAGCTTCTGTACCCCATTCGGTAATACCTCTAGCAAATACTGAAAAAGGCATATAGTCATTTATAAATTGAATTTGACTTGCTACATATCTAGGAAAAGGAACAAAAGCAGTACCTGCCATTCCAACTAAATTCTTTTTAAAGAAATTTATAGCGTATTTAGCAGCATGACTTGCAGCACCTTCTCCTTTTGCACCAAACTGTGACTGAAAAGAAAATCTAAAAGCTTCATCTACACCCTTTTCAATTATATCTGAAGGAATTTCATCCCAAGTTCCATTGACCATTACCTCTCGTAAGTTTGTACCTATATTTTTATTATTTAATTGAGCTAACTTACGATCTATAGTACCCATTAATACGGCACGTTTAAATTGGTGATCTGAAAAAGCATTAAATACATTAACCGTTGCTCCAAGATTTGCCATTTTATTAACAAATTTATTTTTAAACATACCTGCAGTTTCAATTTCTGCAGCAGCAGACTGATTAAATAATTTTCTAAATTCTACTGGAAATTTTTCTTCTAGTATGGCTTGGAAAGCTAAAGACTGCTCTCTGTCAATTATCATATTTTTCATTATAGCAGTAGGGTTAGCTAATTCAGAGACATTTGCTTTTCCAGACATACTTCTAAAAGTAGTTTCTAAAGATCTATCTAGAAGGTCTATTAATAGAAAAGCTCCTCCAAATGTAGTATTTCTAGCTGTAGTAGCTAGTTGAGATGTCATAAAAGCAATACGTGAATCGTTTGCTAATCTTATTAAATCAACACCCTTACTTACAGAACCTTTTAAATTAAAAAGATTTTGTGCATTTATAACATTTTGCATAGCTTCTTCGTCTACAGTAACAAATCTGCTATTATGTAGTGTGTTTACACTTTCAAGCATTTTTTTCATATGTACTTCAGCTTTATTTTTAAGATCAGCCTTTCGCAGTTTAGAAAATTGAGATTGCATGTTTAAAATTTTAGCAGCTTCTGATACTTCAGCCATATACAGAAGCGTCATGTCCTCAGTTTCAAGACCATACTTATCCATTATTTTAAGTATTGTTTTAAGTTCTTTTTTCTTTGTAGAGTCATTTATATAGTTAGCAAAAATCTCTGTTATTCGTAAAGGGAGTCCATCTCTTGTAGTTGGTAAGTTTAATTTTTGAGATAGTTCAAAACCTGCAGCAGAAATTCTTTTTATTCTGTCAAGTTTAACACTACTGATACTAAACGAACCGTCATTTTCTAGTATAGCTTTTTTTATGTCTGTTCCTTTAGCTACTTTTTCAGGGTCTAACGCAGCCAATGCATCTAAAATGTATTCAAGTTTTTTGTTCTTTTTATTATACTTTAAGTTATTTTGTAAAAGAATATCTGCAGCCTCATTAAATGCAGCATTCCTTAATTTATTAGCTTCAAGACCTTTTGCAAAACCTTCTACAGTCCTGTCTGCTTGTTTTGTTAATGATCTAGAAGTAAGACCTCCAAGAACACCACCAGTAGTTGCTGAAATACCTGCAGTTAAACCTACATTAGCTTTACTATATTCATAATCCTGATCTTCTAAAAGATCTGCTGAATCTACTAAAGACTTTTCATTGTAGTGTGCAATTATAGTTTCAGGTGTTGCAGAAAGTACACCACCAGTTACAACACCTTTAGTAATAGCTTTTTTGTTTAATTGTTTTAAAGCAATTTTTGCAGCTTCAATACCACCTTTTCTAAGTACCCCTTGAATTATAGGAGTGGCAGTTCCTAAAGTAAAAAAACCTGCTGCGGCTGATGCAATATTTACAGGATTAGCTAGTTCAGATGCAAAATAATCTACCCCTGAGTCCATAAAACCTTCACCTTGAGTGTTCTCAAAAGCAAAACTTAATCTTGCATAAGCTTCTTTTTCTTCTTGAGGAACAGTGTCTCTGTCCATGTATGCGTAATCTTTAGCAATAGTAGTAGGATTACCAGACTTCCACCTAAAATGTTTTTGTACTCTGTCAATTATTTCTTCTTTTGACATTTCGTTTATTTCATCCCAAGTGAAATTTAAACGATCTCCAGTTAAGAATGTTTTAGCATCACTCATAAAAAATATATTATTAGCGTAGTCATTTAAAGAATAGTCTTTAGCTACTCTGTCTACGTAATAGTCTTTGTTATTATAAGAGTTTTGAGGTTCAGCCATGTGTATAAGGTACTTTCTTACTTAACTCTTAATGCCATATTTAGTATTTCATTTATTTCATCTGCGGTTAATTTAGAAGTATCCTTTTCCTCTAAATCTTTGGCAATAGATCTTTGTATTTTCTCCCACAGGTCTTGTTGAGTTGGGTCTTGAGATATAACACGCAAATCTTGAGCTTTTTCTTGAATCTCTGGCATATCTTGTTGGTGACGAGGTGTTACTGTAAAAGCAAACGACTTGCCTTCTTCTGGCTTTATTAAAAACTGTAATTGAGCATATTTTACTTCTACTTTAGGTTTATAATCCTTATTAAGAGCCTCATTATTACCTTGTACGTAGTCTCTTACTCTATTAGCTACTGTTGCTATACTTTCAGGATCGTCTGTTCGTTTTAATAATTCATCTAATCTTTCTTTTAAAAACTTTTCTGCATCATATTCACTATATCCGTATTGTCCTTCTAATCTAAATATAACATCAGGTATATATCCGTAAATGCTTTTCATTGCATCTGAACCTGAAATTAAATTATCTGTCATATCAAATTGTAAACCCTCTTCTAAAGAATTTACAAAAAGTTGAAACCTTTTTTGTAGTCTTTGATCCTGTATTGCAGATCTTCTTCCTAATGTAGCTTTTGAATAATCTATATCAAATCCTTCAATTCGTTGTTTAGGTATAGTGCTTGCTTGTGCTAATAAATCTTGAGCGTTTAGACCTCCTATATTAGCATTTTGTAGTAAGTTAGTAGCTTCTAATCTAGGATTTAAAGTTAAAGCAGAAGATAAAAGATTCATAAAAGTATTTTTTTCATCTTTAGCATTAGGATCATTCTTAGCTTTATTCACATAAATTCCTGCTAATTGACTTATAGCATCGTCATATGACATACCTTCTGGTAAGGAAATATCAGTAGTTTGTATAACACCTAATATTTCATTTCTAGTTAAAGGTTTTCCCTGCTCATTAGCATTAGTAATAGCTTTTTCTATGCCTACTAAACCTGATCCATACAAACCGCTAGGTCTTTGTGCTAGTGCAATAACTTCTGCTTCTGACAAACTGTAATTATCTTGTAGCATTGTTCCTATTCTTTTTAAGTCTTTTGCTCTTAGAGTAGCTTCTTCATACGCAGGTAATCCTTTACTTTCTGCTGTTCCATATAAGTCAGAAAAATAATCATCTGCTCGTGCCTGACGAGTCTCTAGGTTCTCTTTTAACGTATTCATCATAGAAGCTTTACGATACTTACCTTCTAATGACTTCATAAAATTTGGTGCGATTTTCATACCATTGTTTCCTCAGTTGGTCTTGCCATTAAACCTTTTTTCATAGGCATTTCTTCTATCTGTTCTTCTTGAACAGCCTGTTGCTGTGCATTAATAGGAACAGGATCTGGACTAGGTTCTATTTCAGACTGTCGTGTAGGTAATCCTGCTTTTCGTAAAATATCAGAAACTGAGTTGCCTTCTAATTGCGCTCTTGTCATATCATTAACATTTCTATCGTGTATGGCTTTCTTAACAACTCTTCCTTCAGCAAGATCTTTATATGAAACAAGGTAATCTATATTCATTGCTTCAGCTTGATTTTTAATAATTTCTATTAAGACAGGTTCTATAATATAAGAAACGTCAAGCGTATGCAAACCGTCCATAACATTCTTTTTAGTCATGCCTTGTACTATAGCCTTTATAGGTATTCCCTGTTGCACTAACGTAAATATTTCTTCTTGTGTTTCAGACTGTTTAAGTGTATCTAAGTACAAAGCTAAAACTTCGTCTACTTTACTTAATTCAGGGGGGTTTTCATAGGGTCTGCTTCCAAGTTTTTTTGTTAAGGACTGACCTGCTACTGGTGCTTCAAACATCATAGGATTAGGTGCTTGAGCACTTAACTGCCTTATACTCCTTAGTCTCCTTGCATTATCTAAATCTATTTTGATAGGATCTAACATTTAATCGCCTTCCATCCATGATTTTACAGCAGCTTCAATTTCATGATCTTCTGCGTTTCGCAATCCTACCCATGTATTTTTAATCACAGGAAGATACTCTGCCATACTATTTTTATTTTTAGTTAAATCGTCAAGTTTCCAATCAAACATAAGATCTTGAGTATTCTTATTAAACGGAATCTCATCCAGTCGATCTTTGTCAAATAAGTCTGACTTGTTTATTATCTCACGTATAAGTGTTCCTGTCAACTGATAAAATCCTACAGGAGTAGCAAAATCTTTAGGTCTTCCTCCACGAACTTCTTGCACTGCCTTACCATACTCTCCATCTATAGCTGTAAATTCCAGTACTTCAGCTAAAGACATTTCGGATACTTTTACGTCTTTAAATTGGTTTGCAACTCCTTGATAAATAGCATCAGAAGGATTAGGATTCCCTGCTTTAAAGTTTTCGTATTTATTCATTAGCCTGTCAAATGGACGAACTCTGTTTATGTCTGGTTCACTAGAAGGCATACTAGGGTCTTTAAAACTTTCTGGACGCATTGGAGGTGCGTCTATTTCACTAAAATCTATTGCTTGTTTTGGTTTTTTGTTTGAATAAATTGAGTTTATTAAATCTACAACAAACTGATAAGACTCGTCCTGTTTTACACCTATACCTTGATCGCCTTTAAAAAAAGACATTCTGTCTTTATCTTTAATTGAATTAGGGCGAGGAGGTGGAGTCATTAAACCACTGCCTACTTGTAATTGCATTTCTGGATACAATTCAGTTTTATGTTTTTCTATTAATTCATTAATGTTATAGTCTGTCATTAGTAGTCCTTATTAAGTTGACACTGTACCACCAGTGGCTTTACTTACTAGTATTTTTAATCCTGCATCAAGTATAGATCCCCAAAAACCACCAGAAGCTTCTGCTGCGGCTTTAGCTGCGGCTATATCTTCTGCAACAGCTAAATTAGTTAAAGTATATTGTTGTTGTTTAGCAGCTTTAGCAGTTGAGAATGTAAAATCTAATATGTCTCTATCTCGTTGCCACATGTTAGCGTAGGCAGTATTAGTTAATCCCAAAGCTGTTTGTGCATTAATTTGATTAGATGCATTAGTTATAGCATTGTTTTGAGTAGTAATAGACTGCCTCCATTTAGCATTAGATGATGCTATTTCTAATTGATTTTCAGCATTAAACTGTTCTCTGTTATTATCTAAGTTTTCATAAAACTGAAGCATTGTATTCTCTTGCCCTGCATTATACTGAGCAATAGCATTTGCCTGTCCTGCGTTATACTGCGATGTCTGTGCTTCTAAACTAGCAAAAAATTTACTTGTTTCTTGATCAAACTGTTCTGCTGCATTTTCGGCTGCAACATCAGTAAACAATGCTTGAACACGAGACTGTGCTTCAAACATTGCTGCCTGTTGATCAATTTCAAGATTAGACATATCCATTTCAAGAAAAGATTTAGCGTTTTGAACTGCCGCCTGTTGTCTGTTATTTAAGTTAGTAAGATCTACCTGTGTCATAGCAGCAACATCAGCCATAAGTTTAGCTTGTTGATTAGACAGATTAGTTAAATCTACTGTCTGTGCCATCCTAGCATTTTCTAGTGCTATTGTTTGTTCTGCTGAAAAGTTCATATTAGCTATATCAGATATTTTAGCTGCATTCTGAACACGAGCTTGAAAAGCTTGATCAAACTCTTGACCCATAAACTGCGCTCTTTTTTCGGCTCTAAGCATAGCCATCTGTTGACGATTGCTCAAGTTCATAGATTCAAACTGAGCAGTAGTTTGAGCATCAGCCATTGCTATCGGCATCGCTGATTCCATTGCCGCTTGTACAATAGCTTGTCCTGCTAATGACGATGCAGACATGCCTCGTTTAGCTAATGCTGCAACAGCCTGTCGCATTCCCCCTGCTGCCCAAGCAGGAGGTTCACTACCCTCAAAGTCCTCCATAAGAGAAGTAAGCTGACCTTTAACAGTAGCAGCAGAAGAAGGTGCGCCTGTAGCCGCCTCTACTCCTTCAACAAATTTAGAAGCTTTTGCTGCATCTGCAACACCTTCAATTAACTCTCCACCTTCTACAACTCTTTTATCAGGTGCAATTACTTTTTGAGCTTCTCCTAATTGAGGTGCTTTTAAATCTAATTGAGCTAATTTATCAGGAGGAAGTTGAGCAGGATCAACCTGTGCTTCCTCTGAAACAACTCCTACAGGTTTTTCAACTGCAGCTTTTTTGTCAATATCATCTTGTGCTTTATGTACTGAAATATCAGCTAAAGCTTCAGGAACAGTAGCTTCTACAACATTATCCACAACATTAACAGTATCTCCTGTTGTTCGGTCTTTTAATTGTCCTGTACCTGTAGCTATTTCTCCTTCTTTTACTTGCTCGTCTGTAACGAGATCAGGTTTAATTTTAACATCAGAGCCTACTG